TATTGAACCTCCAGTTGCAAAACCGAGAATGGTATTCATTAACCCAGTGTTTGAATCAATGAGCATCGAGGAATTTCCTCCAAGCATACCTGTCCATTTCTGTAGGTTTGCATCTATTTGCCAAAATGTTTGCGAACTCGCACCCAAGAAAACAACTTGTTGTATATCATCTACTGAAACAATCGTACCATTATGTCCTCCAGCAGTATCACCTATTTGAGCAATAATTCCAGTATTATCATAAGCGATTGAAAGACCAACATCACTTCCTCCTTCTGAAAGTTTTTGAGTTCGAGTTGGGTTATCGAGTATAAGAAAATTCGGATGTGTAGCCAAACTAGAACCAACTCGGATAGTGACATTTTCATTTATGTTATCAAAAACTGCACTTGCTCCAGTTGAAAATCCTGCTGTACCAACTTTTACAAGTTGATTGTTTCCATCAACCGACATACCCATAAATCCACCAGTGATTCCAATAGAAGGTGTATAAAGATTGATAAGATTATTTAAATCATCAACAAGAAAATCAGTTCCGTTAGCAACTTGCGCAATATCTCCTACATGAAGAACTCGATCTACATAGTTCCAGATGAAATCTGTACCAGAATCAACTGCTGTGTTTCCTGCATCACCAGCGAAAACGTGATACTGCGTAAGTGCTGGAACCGCGATTGTAGAAAGTGGCGCAGAGAAGAGATCGCCCGTTGTATTTGTGTACAAGAAATTGGCAGGCGTGAATGTTCCTGTATCGTCACGAGTTGAAGGATAAAATGGAATACCAATATCACCTGTAGAAAAAACATCAAAAACATCTTGTCCTGAAGTTGAGCCAGCAGGTGCAAGATATAAGTGAAAATCAGTTGGCATCGCTGTAGCTGTAACTGTACCAGAAGCCTGAAATGCCATATAACCACCAACTGAATAATCAGTACCGTTATATCCAAGTGCTCCGTAGATACCGAGTAAGTTTCCGTTTGTTGCAATAGTTGGTGAAGCAAATGTGCCGTTTGCATATCCTGTGTAGAAAATAGAAGGTAATCCTGTTCCAAAACTATGCAATTCCATGACTGCTGGTTGTGTATCAGAATGAACTTGAATATTTGAAGGGAGTGGTGAACCGTCAATAGACATAACATCTACTCCTCCAATTGAAAGTTTTACAAGTGCTGGGTCAAATTGAATATCTGTACCAGCATCTTGTGCTGTTCCACCTGCATCACCGTTATAAAGATGATACTGTGCCAAATCCATATTGAGTGGATCTCCGCCAGTACCATCACCAGAAAGGGGAGGGTTTACAGATACAGAAGAAAGTCCACCACCCGTTGCATTTAATGTAGTTCCTGAAAGTGAAAGATTAGTTCCAAGTGTAATTTCTTCCATGACACCAACTCCAGCAGTACCACGACCAATGAGTTTATTGGTGTTCATTGAAGTAGTAATGGTTCCTGAACCAGTGATAGTTCCACCTGAAATAGGAGAAGCTGTCGCAATAGAGGTTACAGTTCCTCCACCCCCTCCTCCGCCCGTTGTTGGTTGAAAAAATTTCATTGCTTAAAGTTCTGTTGCTGTGCAGCGTGGACTAGACCCTGCGATAGTTATAATTCCCGTGTATGAAAGTGTATCTTCTGAAAAAATCCCTCCTGTACCATCATCAGCACCAGTTCCTCCTTTCAATACAAAATCAAAATCCGAAGTAGATGCAGAATCACCTAATTTTACATAAAGGGGATTTGTTCCTAGATTTTGAATGATAAGTGTCTTACGATATAAATTTTCAACTAGTAAAGTTCCAGCAGATGTAATAATCCCTGTTCTTGAAAATACTTGTGTGCTTTGTGATATTCCTTGATTCATATTAAATTTCTATTCGTAGGCATGGGAGGTCTACATGATCTACGGTTGTTAATGGGATAATGTCTTCGTTGGCATCGTCAGTTACTCCACCGCCAACATTTCTGTTATTTTCGTCTATATTTAAAATATTTCTGTTTATTATAGTTCCTGCAACTGCTGTAGGTATTATTTCTACTAGTAATTCACCTGTAGAAGGATTGATGAAGAATGGAAGAGTTTCGCGTGTTCCTTGAATGATTCCTCCTCCTGTATTCCTTGTATTTTCATCAATTCCTAAATTTTCCATAATTATTTTGCTTTCATCTTAGACAATGCACGTGCTTTAGTCATTGCTGGTGAGTTTACTCCGTATCCTTTCATGTGAGAATTACCATTTAATCCTCTCCCTTCACTTTTTGCTTTTTCAAACATTGCAAACATGGCATTGTTTCTTCTTTGTACTGAATTTGGTCCTTTATATCCTTTCATTGTATTCTTTGTTTCTTAATTTGTAATAGTTTCTTTTCTTTATTAAATTCTAACCTTTCTTTTTTGAGTGTTTCTTCACGTTCTTTGAGATTTTTCTCTTTGGAATCGAGGGACAATTCTTTAATGTACAGTTCTGCTTCTTTTCCATCTTTGAGTGCTTGGGTTTCAGAAAGAAGTTTTTTAGTTTGTCTCCTATCTTCTGTAGCTTTTGAGAGAAATTTATATGCTTGATTTTCATTTTCTATTGCTGTTGTTTGTAATGTATCAATCCACTCTTTTTCTTTCGCTAGATCATTTCGTTCCTTTATAAGACTTTGGAAGTAAGTTTCGGAATCTAATTTGATTTGTATTACTTCACCTTTCAGAACATCTAACTGTTTCCATTCTTCATCTAAGGGTTCGCGGAGTTTTGCTAATCTTTTTGTTGCTTCTTTGATTTCAAACTCAAGGTTGTCCTTTTGTTTTTGTAAATCACCAATAGCCATTTGTAGCTGTTCCTTTGAACCCTTAATGAAGTCGGATCGTTGTTTTTCAAGATTCAATAAATCTTCTCTAAGTTTATCTACTTTAGACGCTAAAAAAATACCAGAATCAATTTGATTTTTCCGTTCAATTTGAACTGTCGCATTGATTTGTTTTTTTTCTAGAAGTTTCATTAGTTACTAGGCATTTCTCCGTAAGTCTTTACTGGAGCGTCTTTAAACACTTCGTAAGGAGCATTACTTTTATCGTTTAATGGTCGTGTATCACCTTGAAATTTATCTTCTTCATTTGATATAACTTCTTCTGAAATAAGTCTAGCTTTCGGAAGAGGTTTCAAACATGAATCAATAAATGGTTGCAATACTGTTGCATTATATGGTACTGGACGTTGGTTTTCCTTTGGCGTGTTTCTCATTTTAAATTCCTTTGTTTTCTGAAATTGTTCTTCCGCATAGCGCGTTGCGAACATTTTACGAATATTTTGGACATTTTCAGGAGACTCGCCTCGGATAGCCATACGAGTACGGCGTTGTGCAGGGAAAGTATACATAACCTTATTCCACTGTGTTGACCAATCTTCATCGGACGCATTAGTAAAATAAAATACAGTATCATCTTCGTCTGCCAACTCAATACCATCTACAATAGGAGCTGTCTTTTCAACTTCTAAATCTAATTGTGGAAGAACTTTTTCTTTCTTTGGATCTTTCAATTTCATAATTACTTCTTTATTTACTCTAGTCCTTTCGGGACTCTTTTAATAACTTTTCATTTTTGTCCCCATCGCACTCCGCCAATTTCTTGACGAAGTGAGTGGGGACACCAACCTAATTAAAGATTGACGATAACTGCACGTGCTTCTGCTGAAACACTTGTTTGGTATGCACTACCGATACGATCACCAGTTGCAGTTGCAACAGTCAAAGTACCAGCTGTAGTTGTAGAACGCATGATTCCAAGTCCAACACCCGCTACTGTAGCGTCTGAAAGAAGTGAAGTAATACCTTGTACAACACCGAAAGCATACTGATAAGTACCAGTTGCTGTTTGAGCACCTGAAGTACCATCATATGTGTTGAGAACTGAAGCTGCTACTGGATAAAGAGTAACACAAGCTTCTGAAGCTGTCGCTGTAGTTGGAGCGATAACAACACCTGAATAAGGAGCAACAATCAAACACAACTTCGATGAAGAAGTAAGTGCGACTGCTGGAGCATCTTCGAGTGTAAGTGTAATAACACCTGATGAAGCTGTTGCTGTACTCTTCGTAATACGGAGAGTTTGACCAATACCTGGACCAGCGTTCACTACTGCGAAACCTCTTTGGTACGCATTAGCGTTAGCTACTGTTGCACCGAGAGTTGCTGTAATAGTTGCAGGAAGACCAGTTGAAGCTGATGCTGCTGTATATGTAACAACTGCGATGTTTTGGTGGTTAGCTACGATTGGTGAGTGTTGCGTAAGAACACCAGAGACGAGAGCTACGGAACTGTTCTGAAATAGAACAACTTCGCGTCCATCTTCAGTGTGAAAACGCTGACCTACCATCGTGAAGTCGCTCGGGTCGGTATCTGTTTGAAAGAGTCCGAACTGTGCGCCTTTTGGATCTGTAATATAAGACATAAGTTAAATTAGTTAATTAATAATTAGGCAGCTGTTGTTACAGCAGTCCAAGTTCCGACTGCATCTGTTGCGATATACGCACGAGTTGAAGTTGAAGAACCATCAGTACGCAAATACAATGAACCTTTTGTTGCATTGAATGTTGGTGCGCCTGAACCTGCGTAAATAGCTACTCCATTCTGCACAGAAAGTGCAGCACCAGAGATCATTTGTGCAGGATTTGTAAGTCGTGTTTGTGTTGCGTTTGGCATAATAGTTAATGATTAAGCTATTAAATTCCTGTTACGCCTGTGATTTTACCGTTACGAAGTGGAGCTGTACAGTAAAGTTGTCCACCCATAATCATAAATCCATTGATTGCACCTTGATTGAAAGCTTTAATAAAGCCTGTCCATGTAAATGCTTTCGTGTAGTTTTTAGGATTAAATTCGTAAATGTTACCTTTAATCAATTGTGAACTGATTGATACTGGTGTTCCTTCGTACCAATTAAGACCATAGAAGTTAAGGTATTGACGATTCAAGAGATAGAATGTTCCTGAAGTAACCTTTTTATCGTGAAGAATTTTAAGGTTAGACCAGATAAGACCATTTGATTCATAACCTGAACCTGCGTCCATGTTAGTGAATGAAGTGTAAGTATTTCTCTGGAATGATTGCAAGAGTTCTTCAACGAGTGCCCATGTACCGTAGTCGGTAAGAGCATAGTTTGGAGCTACGCGACCATCAGAAATACTATTCCAAAGCTGACGGATAAGGAGCAAAGAGATTACACCTGCTGGTGCTGCTGAAACAGTAGCATTAAGACCTGTGTAAGTTGCGCGAGAAAGTCCACCGTATGTTGAAGCGGTAGAACCATCATCAACGATATTAGCGAGACCTGCTGGAGCTTTACCACCGAAAGCTGTACCGTCTGATTGGAAGAAGTTACCGATAGAATCAGCACCGTCTTCTGCACGAGAAGCCATCATAGTAGTAAGGAGATTCATTGTTTGCATTGGTGTCTTGTTTACTGACAAGTCTGAACCTGCAAGAGCTACGTTTGTAGCTGTAAATGTAGGGTAGAAAGTCATATTAACTGACACTGGTTGCTGGTTGGTTGGAAGCTGATCGAAGCCGTTAAAAGCTACTGTAGCAACACCTTTTTGATACTTGATTGGTTCTAGGTGCTGTGATCCTTCCCATTTCTTGGTCATACCAAGAATTTCTGCTGCGAACATGTTATCACGAAGAATAACATCGTGCCAAGCTGGCGCGAGATATTGATTCGTCACTGTTTGCAATTGGACATTTGGAGGCATATGTTTGTAATAAGTTATCTAATAAAATTAATTTTCCAAGCCCATCATTTCTCTCACGTTATCAAACGTAATACGTTTAGTTGGAGTATTCGTTGCATCAGTTGATGAACGAGACATTCCACGTGAAACAATTTGCTTAGCTTGGGTATTTGTTTCAGGTTTCTTCATTGATTGAAAAATCTTAAAAGATTCTTCAGGATCAGCGTAGTTTGAAACTTCACCATTCTCATCTTTAGGACTAATTCGTCCTAGAAAATCAAGGAACTCATTTCGTGTCTTTTTAGCCAATGGAGAGTTAGAAGATAGGTCAACATCAAAGTTTTCTTCAATTCTTTCTAGTCCATCTTCGAGATACGCCATAGCTTGGCGTTCCTCTTCTTGGGCTTTACGAGACTCTTCAATATACTTAGATGCTTCTTCTGCTTTTAGAGTACGCTCTTCCATTGAAGAGATTGCATTCTTTAAAGCTTTTAAAGCACTCACTTTTTCTGGTGTATCGTTTCCAATAATTTCAGTAAAGGCATCTACTAAAGGGTTTTCATCTTGAACTTCTTTTTGGAATTGTTCTTGACGAGATGGTTGAAAGTCTTTAAGCTTTTTCTCAAGCTGACGCTCGATATAACGCTGGACTTTCGGGTCTTTGTGAAAAGGGAGTTTCTCCTCTTCAACGGGTTCAGGTGTAGTTTCAAGAGTTTCCTGTTTAACTTCTTCCTGACCAAGATCTAATGTAGCTTCTTCGTTGTTTCCACCGAGGTCACCCAAAAAATCTTTTAATGCTTTCTGTTCTTTATCCATAATTTTATGCAGGGTTTTATGGTTCCCAGAACCGATTATGTATTAAAGCTTACTCGGAGGTTTTATTTAAAGTCCACAACTTCGGGCAAACGGACTTGATTATTTATTCAGTTGTAACTGCTTCTGTTGTTTCTACAACTTCTGCAACGACTTCCTCTACTTTTACTTCTTCTTCCATATATTTTTAAATTAATTAATAATTACTTACACATTTTTTTGAGAGCTTTCGACTTTGCTGTCAATACTTTTTCTCCTTTGTGAAGTTTATAATCACCTGTCTTTTTAACTGTTCCACCTTTTTTAAAACTTCCCATTCTATTTGTTACTACTTTAGGCATATTATTGACGAGGGAGAGGTGCTTGCTGTCCCAACATATTATTTGCCGACGGGTTATTAACTGCTCCTAGATTTGCTGTTACGTCTGGTTCTTGATTTGGTGCTAACTGTCCTTGTCCTGGTTGTGGTGGTTGTCCTCCTTGTGCTTGCTGTTGCATTGCTTCTTCAGGGAAATATTGTTGGAAATACATTTGAGGATTAAGTGACCATAGAACTACTTTCTTTGCTGTTTGTATTGGGTCTGCATCATCAAGTCTTTGAAAAAGAGATATAGGGTCAAGAGCTTTAGCTTCCCATAATGCAATAGCGTTGTTACGTTCCGATAACTCATCTTTCGGTGCCATAGAGTTAGGAGCGACTGTAACAACGAATTTTCTTTCAGAATTATAGAGTTTAAGACTAATGTATTCTACAGCTCGTCCATTACCCATAACAGAAGCAAAATGCTCTTCATCATAGAAAACATAGTAAAGTTGTGTCCACCAGTTAAATATATTACGCGCTATGGCTTCTATAGCGTCTCCTACGCCACCTCCAATACGTGTTGAGTCGTATTCTTGATTAAGAACCATTCCATGTGCTGTAGTGTCTTGATTGGGAGATTGTGCAGTAAGTCCTTGAACTCCAAATACTCCACGTAAAGCATTCTTAGCCAAATCTTGTGCTTGAATGATTCCATTTGGAAGTGGATTAGCAGGAATACGTTTCATTGCTTCATCTACACGTCCATCAGGAACTAATACTGGATCACCGTCTTGAAGTGCTTTTGCTGCTTGGTGAGCAGTTTCTTGATTGAAACTTTTACCAGAAATAGCAATTGAATTATTGTTAGTTCTTAAGTTAAGATCAATTTGGACATCTCGTTCTGTAATTCTGTCTTGATTCTTAATGTTCTGTTCAATGAGAGTTGTTACATCATGGGGTTGCTCTTGCATTGAGAACACAGAAAAGAACGTATACGGCATTAATGAGTGTGAAAAATGGTTTTGCCCTTTCTTTTCTTCTTCGGTTTCTACTCCATACTCATCTTTTGTTTTTTCTGATTTATCATAATTAAAATAAGGGTTCTTATGCTTTTCAAGAACTTTGTCACCAAATGAAACAAAGTAATAATCATCAGTCCACCATTCAGTACGAATGACAGGAGTTCCGAATTTACCATCTGTTTTTATTGTAATGTATTCCTTCATTTTAGGATACATTTCAATCAATTCACCTGCGGTACTTTCAATTTTCTCTCCTAGATATTCACCAACAAAACGTCCAAATTCGTCAATATATCCATCTTTATCAAGAATAAAGTTTTTAGGTTTTCGTATTTGAGTCGTTATATCTTTAGTTTTTTCGTCCCATCCATGTTTAACAACACCAATAAAGTAAACAGACCAATGACGAACCATCATCGCTAGTTTACGTTTGAGTTCCAACTCGACAGTGTGATATTGGAGCATTGTCTTCAAGTCGTTCGACTGTAATTTTCCTTCAGGTGTATTATCAGAATAAACAACTGGTTCAGGATTTTTAGCCAATGCTTGTGGGAGAAAAACTTCTTGTGCTTCAAAAAGAACATTTGAAGCAATTGGTGTATTGTCTTGTATTTGGTCAGACTTTTGGTGACCAAGAAGATACATTTTATTCTTCCTAGAACGATCAGCTATCTTTGCATCATATGGAGCATTTTTTGATTCCCAATCTCTACGAAGATTAAGCAAATCCTCATCTTCCATTTTTAGTTCAAATTCATCTACATAATCGCCAGAAATACCCTCTGTTTCATTGGGGTCAAGATTGAATTTATTAAGTCCTGAATCTGCTAATTCTCGGACACCTTCGATATTTAACGCGAATGCATCAAGTTCTGCCATGTAAAAAAGACGACAATCCCTTGTGGGGAAAGTCGCCGTTCGTGCGGTTAGACAAATTTATAATCTACAAATACAAGTATAGCATATATTAAATAAGTCAATATGTGTGGAAAACTTTTAAGGTCTAAAATGTCGGGTGATTGAAGTATGTTGCACAATTCCTATGTTATCTATATCCATAGTCACACTCATATTTCTTAAATCTATAAGTTTAAGTGATTCCATATAACCTAAAAGATAACCAATAGTTTCATGATGTTGTTGGAACTTTGTAAATAACAAAGCGTCCTCTTCTGATAGTTGTATTGTTACGTAATTCATTAGATTTCTTCTCCACCTATTTCAAATTTTATAATTTTAATATGTTTCCATGAATTACATGGTTTGCATAATGGTTGTATATTTTCGATATAGTCACTTCCACCTTTAATTAGAGGAATGATGTGATCTTCAGTTAATGAAATTTCTGGTTCTTTTTTGAAACAACGTGGACAAGTAAATCCATACTGTTTCTTTAATAACTCCCATTCTCCCTGTGTATGTGAACCTTCAGCCAAATACTTTCTAATTCTTTGTTTATGACTTGCTATTTTTTGGTAATTCTTTTTATTTTCTCCTGTTGAAATACCGCCTTTCCACCAATTGTGTTTACCATCTAAAATTCTTTTTTTGTTTATTTCTCTCAGTTTCTCTTTTGCTGATTCGGATAAATGAATGCCTTTATGAGATTCACTCATATTTTTTCTTGCTTGAACAGAAAACGGTCTGCGTTTTTTGCCCAACTGAGACCGACTCATTTTCTTTTTAGTTTCTTCCGACAACTTAGTTCCCAAACGGTTTTTATGTCCTTTTTGAAATGGCATATTTAGAATATAACATATTAGAGAAAATCTTCTCCACGAATAATTGCAGAAGTTTGTTCTTTATTCACTTCCCAATCTTGATTAATATTAAAAACTCTTCCAGTTGGAATGTTTGAAAGGAATCCTTTACGACTCATAATGACTGCAGCTTCTTCAGCAAATCTATCTAAACCTATACGTGCATACGTCATAGACATAAACCAGTGGTCAGGTCCTTTACGCTTCCATACCCAGCGCCAACCATATTGAGGGTCATTTTCATCTTGTCCTTGTATTTCCTTTACACGGTATATATTCATTGCGTGAGCAAAGAATGGTTGCCAATCTTCTTTTGAACCATTAAATTTTATTCTCTGGTCTTTGATTTCGTCTACAAGCATTTGAATACATCTATTTCTATCAGCAGAAACTTTACCATCTTCATCATTTTCACCCCATTTTATGAGTTGAAAGTTTTTAGTTTCTTTTCCTGTATAACATAAGTAAACACGACCAATATATTTAGCTTGAAGTCTACGTATACCTATCAAATCTCCTCCTTGGTCAGCTATCATAATAGCTTTAGGAAACTCTTTCATTCGTTTATCCAACTCATCATAAGGGTCATAATCAGTAGTATAGTCAGGATCTTGTTTCATTTCTTCAACACTCGGACAATAACCATGATAAAAAACACCTTCTTTATTCATCATAGTGTAGTAAATATTATGTCCTGTATCTACTCCAATTATTATTCTACCTTCTTGTGTATTTATTTCTGAAGATAAACACTTTATAAGAGATTCTTCCTTAACTAAATCATTAGGACTTATAAAAGGTTCTCCAAGCCATTTCTGTCTATATAAAACTGGACGTTTAATTCTATCGTCCTCTATTTCGTTTTTTACAACATCAGGTAACCATCCATATTTCTCTGCTATGTCATAGTTTACATTTATAACAAGAGTATTAGGGCGACCTTCTACAACTAATCGTTGATGAACTGGGTCATTGTCTAATAAACGGTTATAAGTATATATAATCCGTGAACCAGGTTTACGAATAGTAGGAGTGAGTACTTCAAGACTTGCTTTACTAACTGTTTGTGCTTCTTCAACCCATGCGATGTCAATACCTTCAATAGATTTAATACTTTGTTCGTTATTCCATAATCCTTTAAAAAGAAAGTCTGATCCATTAATACGATTAACAATAGATTTATCAGTTACTTCAAAGTCGTTGAGTTCGTACAATTTAATAAGGTCTGATAACAACTGATGTGAAGATTCAGATATAGAATTTTGAAACTCACGAAAACACGCAACTCTTGTTTTACTTTCTCTAGCTTTTATAAGAAGATACCGAGCAACTGTATGACTTTTAAGACTATATCGCCCACCGTAAATAGCTGCTTCACGCCATTTGTCGTCAAATAACTCTTTATATTCCTTGGGAATCTCTATTGTCTTTATCATCTATGAATTTAACAAGAACTGTATCAAGTTTTTCTCCACCACTAGTAAGATCTGTTCTGGTAGAATACTTTGCTTTATTAAGTCTTTCTGCAATAAACATATCAACTTTAGTTCTCTTGTCTATAAGGTTAGCATCAAGTTTTCCCTCATCATTGTAAATCTGAATATTTTGTACTTCTTCGAGGTTTTTTTCTGCTTTTCTTAGACGTTTCATGTCGCCAATGTTTTCCAATAGCCATTCTGGCATAGAATCAGTAATGTTTTCTGAATAAGTATCACTATATCCTGAATCCTTTGCACTTTGAGAAGCATTGCCAAAAGTAGGCGACTTAGGATTAGTATATCGTTCTAGGAATAGTTCTTGTTGAGGTGTGAGTAGTTTATCTGCCATTTTATCTACAAGGGTCTATTTTACATCTAATATCATTAGGTGAGCAATTAGGGTCAGTAATATTTTGTGAAGCTCCATAATAAGCAGTCGGGTTACAGATATTATTATATCTTTTGTGTGATAGGAAACCTAGAGTGATTCCTGTTAAGAACATGAGGAGAATAATTGCTAATTTCATATAAGATCTTCGAGTAGATTAATAATAGTTTTTAGTGCTTTTTCTTCTTCTGAATTGATTATGTAGTGTTTACGTGGATCTACTGTTTTAGAAGATGTTTTTTGTATCTTCTTTAAAGTTTTTAGACTTTGTTGTATATCCTTTTCCATAATTTTTAAGAAATACTATACAATTCCTTTAATTGATCGTTCAGTTCATCTTCTACTGGAACACTATCAAACATAAATCTATAGTTAATAGCGTTTTCTCCTTTACGAAGCATAAGTTCTAGGCTTCCTTTGTTAGTCTTTGCAATAGGATGAGTAATGTATTCTACGCCAATGTTGGCAAAGAGTTTCATAATACGGTTATCTTGTTGTGCGCGTTTTTCAGTGAAATCCATAAAATTACATTTTAGCTAATAATTTTAACATTCTTTTTTTACATTTATAACAATGTTTTACTTCGCTTTGGACTTTTTGATTAAGACGTTTTGAATAGTACCAGCGCATTTTAGCGGGTAACCAACGCTTATAGTGGCATGATGGGCAAATAAATATCATATAATTACATCATATTAGGCATCATTGGTAATTGAAATGGTTGTTCTTTTTTAGGAGGAAGTGTAAGGCAAGCGTTTGCGGTAAGTATAGTTGAAGCGATACCGATACTGTTTTTCATGGCATTTAAAGCAATCTTTGCTGAATCTATTATACCAGCTTCAAACATATTTGTAAATTCTTTTGTCTTTGCATTTATGCCAAATTCTGATGACCTGTCGTTAATAAAGTCAATTATTTCATTATCATTTATATCTATCCCAGAATTTAAAACAATTTGATTGAAAGGTGTTCGCAATGAATCAGAAAGTATCTTACCACCAATAGTATCTGGTAAATCATTAATAACATTGAGATAAGAGACTCCTCCTCCTGCAACAATCCCGTCTGTCAAAGCACTACGAGTAGCATTTATAGCATCCTCTAACTTGAGACGTTTGTAAGTAATTTCAGTTTCAGAAAGTCCACCGACCTTTAAAAGCACTGTCTTAGCTGTAAGCCAACCAATTCTACGCAGTGCGTCATCATTCTGATCGTTCCCACTATCAATAGTCGTTTGAAGTTCTTTGATGTGTTCAGTTAAATCTTGAGTTCCAATTAAGATCGTTTCATCTTTTTCAATAATTATCTTTTCACATGTTCCAAGATGTTTTGCTTCTAAATTTTTAAAGTTTACTCCATTTTGGTCATGTACGATTGTAGCGCCTGTACATTTAGCAAAATCTTCAAATACATAATCTTTCCAAACAGTAGGTGCTTTTATAATTGTTATACGTGGAAGTTGTGCCATTGGGTTCGATTTGCGTTGTTGATGAGCAGAAATCATCACCTGTGCAACTTGTGAATCCATATCATCAGTAAATATAACAAGATCTTTTTCACTTCGTACTGCTAATTTAACAATAGGATCAATTTCTTTTATATTTGCAATTTTACGTTTTGTTACAAGAATTAGAGGATTTTCATATACTGCGCGAGTTTCTTTTCGTTTTTCTTTGATAGCTTCTTCGTCATGAACCATAGTAGGGGACAAATATCCGCACATGTTAGCAAAACGAACACCTTGAATGAAATCATAAGTGTCTTTTTCTTTACCGAGTACATACTCTGGTTGAATAATACCTTCTGAACCAATTTTACCGTAAATTTCAGATAGCATAGTTCCCATATTTTCATCCTCACATGAGATGGTAGCAACCTGCTTTAAACGCTCAAAATCGGTCGATGTGATAAGTTTCTTTTGTTTAGCTATACTTTCCTCAATAATAGGGATACAAGCGTCTAATGAGCGTTTTACTTCAATACCGTTGAATGGCATGCCATATTGAAGAATCGAGTCAACTAAAATAGTTGTTGTTGTAGATCCGTCACCTGCATTTTTGTTTGAACGTCCTACGACTTCTTTAAGGAATTGAAGCCCCATATTTTCTATAGGGTCTTCAAAATACATGTGTTCAATAGCAGTAGCTCCATCATTTGTAACTAAGTGGTAAGGATATTGTTCTATTTCAATCATTACATTCTTACCAGAAGCACCGATTGTTCCACGTACTACTTCTGTAGCTTGGTGGATTCCATTATACAAACCATGAAGGGCATTTTGTTGAATATTTGTTTCAAATGTTTTCTGCATACTCTTTAATCCATTGTTTATGTTGAATTGGTAATGCTTGACGTAAATGATATGAAATATATCTTAAATTATCTGTACGCCCTCCTATAAGTTTGAAAAATTGTTTATCACCACAGATTTGACAGATTTCTAAACACCCTTCGGAGTATTCTTGTGCGATCTCATATCTGTGCAACCAGTGACCTCTGCACATGCTTTTCTGCCAGTAACTACTACTCATGGATTGTACCTAAAAGAAAATCAGGATTTTCAGGAAGGAAATAATAAGTTTTTTCGTTTAAAACTATGTGGTTCAAGCCCCAGATTGTGAACGCAATCTTCTCTCCAACTTTAATAGACCTTACATCTGGTCCAATATCTTCAACAATTCCATAATTGAGGAAAGTTTGTTCTTGTGCGAGAAGTAAATTATCTTTTTCAGGAGAAACTAATATTTGATTAAAGCAAGGTTTGATTGTCATTATCTTTTAGTATTTTTGTTAAATCGTCTTCGAGACGAATGATAGAAGCCATTTCTTGTTTTTCAAATGGCATTTTTTGTGAGTTTATTTCTGTAGCAAACTTTTTACCTACGAGTATTGCTATGAGAGATAAAAGGATACCTATTAATATACCTCCTATTAAATAAAGCATTATTTTGAAAGGTCTTCTGTTTGAATTGGACTTGGTGTCGAATTTTCCTGCTTTTTAGAATACTTTGTATCTTGAAGATAAACTTGTAAGTATGTCCCAAAAATTCCATTGAATTTTGGATCTACACTACCTAAATTAACACTTGCTGATTGAACAGCAGATACTAATTCAAGTTCTTTAAGTGTTGTATTAGCTTTTTCAACACGTTCACTAATATCTTTTTTTTGTTCTTCTGTGTATGTTTGCATTTGTTTCGTTACATTTATGCTATTAATGCTAATATTATATCAAACTAACTACTAATTGTCTAATTGTGGAAAACTATCTTATTTATCATTAAGTGTTAGACCTTTGGAGAGAGCTAACGATTTAATATCATCTATGTCTACCCAAGTTCGACCTCTAATATCTTTACCAAAGCCGAATTTTAATATTTCTTTTATAGTCCTCTCTGTAGCGAAGCGGTCGGTATCTTTGAGTTTAGAAATAAAGAAATCAAATAACATTCCTCTAACATCATTTTTGTAAACTACCTCATACTCTATTTCTCTACCATTTTTCCTAACTAAAATCTCTTTTTGCGTTGGTAAAAGATTTATTTGTTTTAATATTTCTTCTTGTATATCTTTGTAGTCTTGGGGGGAAACTGACTTTTCAGGAAAGATTGTATTCATTTCAACGATTCTACAAGTTGGTGTATTACTGCCTGAAAACCAGAATTGTCCGCAATTTTTACACTTACTTTGAGGCGGATTGCTTAAATATGATATTCCGCCTGGTTCACATAATTGAATTTGTTTCATATTTGTTTTTTTGTCTGGTTGGAGCATGGGGATTAAAGTAATTTAAGTATTTGCCACTTTTCATTTTCCATTGCTTGAAAAGTCATAACTTCGCAACTAAAATCTCCAGCTATGTCTTGAATTGGTTGCACAACTGCTGAATTTTTAAATACTTCAATAACTTTATAAGTAATCTTTTCGTCATCTATTAAAAACATTCCTTCTTTTAATTTGTTCTTCATATATTTTTACAACAACTCTTTAATGGTTGATAATGTTATCTCTGGGGGTTAATCTCTTGTTGATAATGTATATGTATTCCTGACTGATTTCTATTCCAATATAATTTCTATTATTCTTCTTTGCCATTTTTAGTGTAGTGCCACTTCCTGCCATTGGGTCAAGGATTGTGTCTCCTTCGTTACTCCAAGAGAGGATGTGGTCTTCGGCTAGTTTTTCGGGGAAAGGTGCTGGGTGTAACCCCTGTCTTTTTCCATCCGAGACTAACCAAGAATTAAATCTAATCCCATATTCTTTTATAGTATTTCCTAGACATACCTTCGGTGATGTTGTTCCGTTTTTGTTTCTCACCGTACCGCTGACAGTTCTTCCAACCGACTTGTTCGGTCTATCTGATATTAAATTAGTCGTCTTAGGTTTTCCTTTGGATAATATAAACATATACTCAAAGTTTTGGTAGTATCGGTTAATATCTGGGAATGGACAAACATCTTTAAGGTATATCATTGTATCGTGCAGATTAAATCCTATTTCCTTGAAATAAAGTGCTTGCTTGAAAGATGTTCCCGTTTCACTTCCTTTAATCGTGGCATCTCCTACTACCCAGACCACTACACCACCCTCTTTTGTTACCCGATACAGTTCTTTAGCAATACCTTCAAAGTCAAAGGTGTAGCCATTGTAAGTGCGGAGGTTGTCGTATGGTGGCGAAGTAACGGTTAAGTCAATACTCTTGTCGGGTATCTTCTGCATTTCTATGAGGCAATCTCCTTGTATTACTTCTTCTTTCATCTCTTTATTTATTACTTGTTAATGTAGAACTCCTATAATCTGGGAAAGTAAGGATTTGACAAGATTTATGCAGAACTTTTATGTTCACAACAGAGGGATTTCGCCTCCACTCACTTGTAAAGTCACCTTACATGATTATATTTAGACTTGTATACTTTGAGTAATAATCTTGACGTGTAAGCGTCTACCTTTTCCGCCATTTCCCAGATTACAGAAGTCCTATTAATTCCAGTAAATTAATACTAAAGCAATTAAAATTCCTTGAATAACTATTGAAAACATAACACCCATCGGCGTTAAGGGTTTCCTATCTTTTCCAATATCTTTTACACTTAAAAGTGTTGAAAAAATCATTATTCCTACAAAAATGTACTTTGCAATGTGTTCCATATTATTATTTATTCTTTAACTTATAATGCAATCCTTCACGGACTGTTTTAGAGAGAGAACGGCGACCGAATACTTTTTCAATTAAATCTTTAGTGCCGAGGGGAACTT